AGGATGTACAGGGGCTGTAGCGTGTGGTCAAGGATTGGCAGAATGTGCAAATGGCATTGGAGCATGTGCAAATGCTGGCTGTACTATTATGGGTGGTTCTAAACGTAAAACAAAGGGACGTAAATTACGCAGAATACGTAAGAAACAATCACGTAAGCATACAAAGAAGTCTAGACGCTAACTAACGGGTTAAACTCCTTTTACATAGTATGTATATGGAGAGCATTTTCAAGGGAATTGCTTCAGCAATGATTGCTTATAGCACACACTACGGTGCAGTAAAGCTATATGATGCTGTATGTGTCCCTGATGGACTATGGGGATATGTGCAGGGGCTTGTGACTATGGGAAGCCCTATGTGCCAAGTAGGAGTACATGTAATTCAGAGCACACAGGTATCTTATTCCTCTATGCTCATGATGGGACTCACTCGTGTAGCACTTGACTGGATGGTACCTGGTTCCTCCGTTCCTTCTGTCGTAAGCACACTTACTACCATGTCGAAAGCAGCAGCAGCGGCTGCTTCAGCTTCTTCTTCCTCTTAAAAAACCTTTTACCTTACAAAACAGATGAACGTAACTGCTTCAGCAGAAGGTTCATTATTTGAACTTGTAAGTCGTGGAAATAAAGATACTCTTTTTTTCAACGACTCTTCAGATAGTAAATGTATTTTTGACAATTCCTATGAGGCTCAAACAGCATCGACCACTGAACTTCGCCGTGTACCCCCACGTAGTACAGCGGAGTTTGGTAGAACTGTTGAATTTGATATTGATCTTGTCGGCGATGTAATGACACATCCAACACTTGTTGTTAAATTGCCCACATGGCTTCCACCACAGATAGCAGCAAAAGCAGGATCATCTACGATTACAGATTCTGCTGGTGTAACCTATGGATATACAAATGGTATTGGATATTTCCTATTTGAGCAAGTACAGTTCTATCAGGACAATATCCTTTTACAGGAATTTAGTGGAGATGCCTTATGGTGTCAGGGATTATTAGAAGGTACCTACGGTAAACGATTTATTACAAATCACTTGGCAGGTCAACATGATGGATCTGCCCTATCAATCGCAAGAAATGCGGCACCGAGTCAAGAAATTCGCATTACACTTCCACTAATTGGATGTCAGCCAGGTGACGGAGGATTTCCTCAACGAGCATTGCAATCACATACATTCCGTCTCCGTTGTAAATTGAGGAAATTAGAGGATTTAGTGGAAGCATCAGATGGTCGTGCGAAACCTGTGCCGTGGGGACGCTCTGATTTCCTGATTAAAACAGAGGCTGCAGGGACGCCAACATCGTTTACAACTTTACAACGATCTGCAATGCCACCACTTGAACTTTTCTTAGAATCAAGGCAAGTGTATACAGCAAAGGAGAATGTAATTGAATTACAGACAAAACCTAGGAAGATACCTTTCAAGCGAATCTATGAAAATGTATTTACACAAAATCAGTTGGATTACGCAGGAGTTGTAGGAGGGAGTACAAGTATTGTGAACAGACGCTTAGATGCATGTCATCCAAGTGGTCGCCTCCTATGGATATTTCGATCACAGGCTGATATATGTTCCAATCAATTATGGAAAGTAACTAATTCTGTTATACCTTCTGCAGCAGCAATGGCAGCTGGGACTATCCAAGGTTCCTATTACAATTCAGTGAGTCTAGTCATAGCTGGTCAGACACGTGAAACAGCAAGAAATACACGAGTATGGAAAGATATTGTGAATTTTGCGAAAGAGGATGTAGACACAGGCACACATATCAATACAATGAATTGGGGACTTGGGACTCTTCCTTTAAAACGCTACGACACTTCTAAACAACCAGATGGTACAGTAAATTTCAGTACAGCTGACAGGCCAAATTTATATATTGATTTAGCACTTGCTCCTAATGACCCGCTGACCGGTGCACCGAACACAGAGCTACGAGTATTTGTGGAAGGATGGGCAGTCTATCAAACAGATGGAAGAGGTCGCGGAGAACTCTTTAGTGCGAATTAGTCGTGTCACAAATAGATAGGCATGGAAAGGCCCATTGGTGATATTGTCACTCTCTTAGATCTCACGCCCCGTGACTACCAAGATAGTGAACTTTTCCCGCTGTCATCAGAAAAAACATGGTGGCTTCCAACACAAGATCGTAAAATTCAACCATTTAGTCTAAGTATTCAGCAATTTCCTTTTCGCGGTCCAACACGTTGGGGTCAACGATTCACCTTTGACATTGCATCAGTGAGCTGTGGAGACTTACTCTGTAAGGCCTTTTTACAAATAGAATTATCACACTGGCTCGATGATACTACAATTATGCGTTTACAGTCAGGGCAATATACATATGCACCTGGGCAACCACAATGGTTCTACGCAAATTCACTCGGCACAGTTATTGTGGAAAAAGCGGAATTTGAAGTCAATGATCAGACAATTGAAACAATCGATGGAGATTGTATACATGTAGTAAATCATTTATTTCCTGATGTAAATTCTCAGTATGGCCTAGCAACAGATGGATTAGGAGCAGCACCTTTAACATCCCTGCTCACAACACCAGCATCTAGACCATACCCAACACTCTCTGGCACATTGTTAGTACCTATTCCATTTTTCTTCAGCCGTGTGCGTCTACAAGAAACATTCCCATTACTTGCAGTAAAAGAAGGATCTGTGAGAATTCATATAACATTGAGGCCATTTGAAGAATGTATTCGAATTCTCAGTGGTAGGAGGCAGCCACAAACTCCTCAGCAACCAGTACAAACACCTCTTACACAGACATTTAATCTTCTGAATGGAACAACACCTGTTACAGTTAAGACCCGTTTATTTCAACCAAAATTTAAGAAAATACAACTGATAACCTATGCTGCTCATACGGATGGAGTCCTTCGTCAACAGATTCTTAGACAACCATTTGAGAGTTTAACGCGTGTAGTGAACACATTTACATTCTCTGAACCACTGAAGTACTTAGTAAATAAGAATGTAAATGACAGTATACAAGTACAATTGCCTCTAGAAGTGAATCATCCGATAGAGGAAATTATATGGTTTGTCAGGAGGAAAGCAACAGCAAATAATAATGAATGGACAAATTACTCTGCTGTAACATCTCCAGAATATGACCCGGTATATAATGCTTTCAGACCCTTGTTACGTTCAGCAAAGATACAGATAAATGGACTTGATCTTATATCATCGAATGAACAATGGTTTCGTGAACATATTGCAATGGCTCATTCTGGTGGTGCTTCATCATTTAACAATTATATCTATGGATATTCCTTTGCAAAGACACCAGGACAACATCAGCCTTCTGGAACTGCAAATGCTTCCAGAATTCAGAGTTTACGGTTAACATTGGATGTCCGCCCCCCTGGAGGTGCGTATGAACAAGAATGGGAAGTAAAAGTATTTGTAATTTGTCTAGAATGGCTGCGTTTTCAAGATGGTCTTGCAAATAGAATGTTTATTGATTAATTGGTGAAAAATATATTGATAAGTAGAATCTACAATGTCCCAGTTATACATGTCCCTATTTCTCGTACTTCTCTTTGTGCTCCTAACACCCGGCGTTCTAGTAACTCTACCCTCCAAGGGCTATTCCAAGCTAACTGTAGCATTAGTTCACGGTGTAGCATTCGCTGTACTATACAGCCTACTCCATAAGTCTGTATGGAGCTATCTATACGAGGGCTTCACTGGCGTAGCAGCAGCTCCTCCCCCTGCTTGCCCCGCAGGCCAGAAGCGTAATGCAGCAGGAGTCTGCGAGTAAAAATTGAAATTTTGCTACTTGCTACTCCTAAGTACCCAGCACTATGAAGTACAAGATCAAGCAACTTCTTACACACAATTATAGATCCGTGAAAGAGATATTCACGGATGTATTTATTCCTGTAGGATTGACAATTAGTGATTTAACATATTCATGGAAGAATCGTTCATACTCTGATTCTTTCGGGATTTTCACTAGCCAAGGTGATCTTATAGGGTTTGCAATTGTATATGCAAGGGCTAATAATCCGGTCAATAAATACTTGTCTTATATTGCAGTCTACAAATCCTATGCTGGTGAACAACTGGGGTCACGTCTTCTTACACATACAGTAAAGAAGATTTTGAAAGATGGATATAGTGTTCATCTCTATCCTCTCCAGTATCCTAGATTAATTGAGTGGTATAGATCTCATGGTTTTCATGTAATAGCAAATGGATATCTAAATATTCATAAGCATTTTACACGTTACAATACTAGATACGAGTATGTTTAGACGACCTACAACCAATACAAGTGCTTCTGCAATTACAACACAGGCAATGTCAAAGGCAATCAGTAGTGCAGCATGTCCTCCATGTACGGCAACTATACAAGGAGCAGCTGTATCTCCTCCAATACCTTCACCACCTAGAAATCTTACATTCACATATACAGGTGCTGGACAAGTAGAAGTACATTGGACATCGTCTGTTCCAGATGGAATATCAAATGTAATTGCATATTCTGTATTAGTTTTTCCTGTAGTATCGCCTGCAGCACCCGCAATAGCTTCTATAGGAATACCTGGTGGTGGAATTATTACATGGTATACATCAGAATTCTCAGGTGCAAATTTTATAGCATCATATACATATACGTATTATGATATTACAGCAAGTGGGCCTACTATATCAGGGATACTAAGGATTATTATTCCAGGTCAACAAACATATCTATTACGTGGACTTACACCAGGCCATCAGTATAGTTTTACAATAATAGCTACAAATGATCAAGGATTAACTGCATCATCCACAACAACGTTTATATCAGTATAAAATTTAATACAGTATACTATGTAATATATATATTGTAATAATATATGAGATAGTATAGTGTAATGTCATTACCAATTATAACTGCAGGGGGTCTTACAGAACCTACGATCTTTACATTTACAACAAGTGCTACAAGTAGTATTCTCACAAATTTAGTAGCTAATATACCATATATATTTAAAGTATCTGCTGTAAATACTCAAGGGTATACATCATCCTATATATCTACTGTTTTTTCACCTATAACAAATCCGACGGCACCTTCGATTACAAGTATAACACGTGGAAATGCGGCAGCAACCATAAATTGGACATTATCAACATCATCAGGTGCAAACTCTGTAACATATACGTATAGGTATTATGATACTGCAACACCACTTATAGTATACACAGGTACAGCACCTACAACATCCTCTGGTCCACAGGTATTAGCACTTACAAATACAGCACAAACACCTCTGATAAATGGAAATACATATACATTTGTAATTATCGCAACAAATGATCAAGGACTGACAAGGCAGTCAACTACAACGAATGTTACACCAGCAACAAATCCGACGGCACCTTCTATAGTAAGTATATCACGTGGAAATGCAGCAGCAACTGTAAATTGGACATTATCAACATCATCAGGGGCAAACACTCTAACTTATACCTATAGTTATTATGAGACTACAACACCACTTATAGTATATACAGGTACAGCACCAGCAACATCTTCTGGTCCACAGACGCTATCACTCACAAATACAGTACAGACACCTCTAATAAATGGAAATACGTATGTATTTATAATTATCGCAACAAATGATCAAGGATTAACAAGTCAGTCAACTACAATGAATGTTACGCCAGCGACAAATCCAGCACTACCTACTATAACAAGTATATCACGTGGAAATGCGGCAGCAACCGTAAATTGGACATTATCAACATCATCAGGGGCAAACTCTGTAACATATACCTATAGTTATTATGAGACTACAACGCCACTTGTAGTATATACAGGTACAGCATCTGCAACATCCTCTGGCCCACAGGTGTTAGCACTTACAAATACAGTACAGACACCTCTAATAAATGGTCGTACATACCAATTTACAATAATTGCTACAAATGATCAAGGCTTTACAGCAATATCGTCATCTCAACAAGTTATACCGGCAACAAATCCAGCAGCACCAGCACTAACTTCTAGTGCAACACCAGGCGGTGGAACAATTACATGGACTGCATCAACATCATCAGGAGCAAATTCTATAACATCATATACATATACCTATTATAATACTACAATAAGTGGGCCTACTACATCAGGAACAGCAACCCTAGGGGCACAGACAATAACATTAACAAGTTTAGCAGCTAGCAATACTTATAGTTTTACGATGACTGCAACAAATGATCAAGGATTAACAGCATCTAGTACAACTACATTTGTACCACTTACTGTAGGCCTAGGAATGTCATTCTTTGCAGGTAGTGGTCAAAATGCTCAATTAGATGGTATTGGCACATTTGCTAAATTTGCTAATCCATTTTCAATCCGTATAAATTCAACTAAGACTGCTTTATATGTTGGAGATTTTGGTAGCACTAGCACATATCCAACTAGTATCTTATATGGGATTCGAAAAATTATAATAAATACACGTGCTGTTACAACCTTGGCACCTTCTGGTTCAAGCATGTATTATTATTCTATTACACTGGATAGTCTAGATAATATTCTATTGTCTACTGCAATTACAATATATAAATATGAAATGCCAAGTGAAAGTGTTAGTATTTTATATGACCCATCAACAACTCCTCCTTTATCTGGTATACAGCCATATAAACTTGGGGTAGATTCATTGAATAATATATATTATACATCAGGGCCAATACTATTTAAGAATAATATACAATTGTATAGGGCAGTTGGGTTTATAAATCTTGGTGGAGGTGATACACCTATTGATACAAATAATAATGTATATATTGCAGAATCAAATAATAATCAAATATATAAAGTAGATACAGCTGGAAATGCGACATTATTTGCTGGCTCTCCTACAGCAGCTTCAGGATTTGTAAATGGCCCAGCGACAACAGCTGCTTTATTTAATAACATTGGGGCTATGTGTTTAGATGCATCGAATAATTTATATGTAGTAGATATAAATAATACTAGTATTCGTAAAGTAAGTACTTCTGGTGATGTTACAACAATTATCACAGATTCACGTATAAATAGTGTTGGTGGAATAACTACAGATAGCAGCGGTAAATTTTATCTATGTAGTTATAATGATAATGTAATCTATCTTATACAATAAACAAAGTATATTAGATAGTGCGAATACTCTAAGCTTAGACTACATACTCTAAGCTTAGAGTAAATACTCCAAGCAGAATAAGATGGCATCAGCCGGCCTCCTGCGAATCTTACATTCAGGGTTGCAAGATGAACGATTATTACCACCGAAAGGTCAGCCTAGTATACAACAATTTCAGAAAGCATTTGTTCGTGCTGGGCGTTTTACAACAGAATTAGTTCGTGTAGATTTTGATAACTCTCCAGCATTCGGTTCCACAGCAAAAGCAACTCTGCCTCGCAGAGGTCATCTTATTACAAGAGCATTTCTTGTAACAACTATGCCAGATATCGGAACAGCTCAGGCACAAGCTCGTACATGGTGTACAACGAATTCTAAGAGTTTTGTTGGCCCGACCTTCGGCTGGACAAATTCTATCGGCCATGCTTTGATCTCCCAGGCCCAAGTGACAATTGGAGCAGCTCCGATAGATACAGTGGATGGCAGACTTCTAGAAGTCTTAGATGAATTCCACACTCCACTTGAGAAAGTTACCACCGTGAATAGACTTCTAGGAAGATATGATGCAGGATTTCATCCTGGGGCGAATGGTGGTTCACCAACTCGTCAAGAAGTTATAACGCCACTACCATTCTGGTTTAATCGTGGAGATCCAGGTGCAGCCCTACCAATTGATGCGATAGGAACTGATACTGTACAAATTGCCATCACCTTTAACACAGCTGCAAATCTCTATGTAACAACATCGAGGACAACTCCTGTTACAATGCCACCGATGGAATCAAGTCCTTTCTATTATGCTGATGCTTCAGGAAAAGAAGTAAAAGGCTTGACAGGAGATCCCACTGTAATAACAAAAGTATCACAAGTCCCAGGAATAAGCATGCCTTCTACGATTCTTTTACCATCGTCCTATCTCCTACTTGAATATGTATACTTAGATAAACCTGAGGCAAATCGTCTCCGCTTAGGAGATTTGACATATCCTATTGTACAACATTATGCAATCAACCCATTTAACACAAAAGCTGCCCCTGCTGTGAGAATTCCTATCAGAATTCCGAATCCTACACGCGAATTCTATTTCATGTTGAATAGGACTGATGCGGCTACGTTGAATGCTCCTTTCTTAGGAACACGAGATCTATCTGGCCTACAGCCGCAGGTTGCCCCTTGGTGGCCTGATGCTCAGGGTCTAAATACTGTAGTTCCACAGCCCCTGATACCTGCATATTCCGTAACAGATTCCGAACCTATTCAATCACTTTCCCTCATGTATGAAGGTAAAATGGTGAGGTATGCCACAGATTTTCCTGGGTTCTTCCGATCCATTTTACAGAGTGTAGAACAACGAAAAACACCTTGGCATAATAAATATTACTACCATTTGCCATTCGGTACGCAACATGAGCAATATGGGATTACAAATCCAATGGGTCATGCAAATTTAGATAAAATTACTCACGTGGAATTAGCACTTACACTAAAACCTTTCAGAAATACACTAAATGTTACAGAAGTACCCTCTTACACAGTGTATATATGGGCAGAAACTTATAATATTCTACGTGTCTATTCTGGGCGTGCTGGTTTATTATTTGGGTATTAGAACGCCTATATATATGGATAATCTTCTTATTATAATATAACTTAAACATAGGAATTAATATATATACTATAACTATATCATGGCAGATATTCAATTATTTATTATATTTCATAAAAATATTTTTGATGAATGTTATAAAGATATACCCTCTGATATTCTTAATAAATATTTTACATTTTATGCAGTGAATGAAAAGATCAAAAAAAACTATACACATAATAAATATAACATAATTAATGAATGGGAATTGCCTATATATGATAAAACATTTCAAGAGAGAGGGTATAATGAAAATTCAGCATTATATCATATATATTCAAATAATTTACACAAACCTTATAAATATATAGGATTTTTTCAATATGATATGAAATTTAATGGTAATATAATAGAGTTCTTACAAAAAAATATAAATAGTGTACCTACATATTTTTACCTTGAAAGGGGTAGTTTTAACTTCTGTAGCTATTATACATGGGGTGAAATAGATACTATGAATTATATAATTAATGATTATGAACAATTCTATAATAAAAAATTTACAAAACAGTATGAATATCCACTTCTTAATACATATGTTATTTCAATTGAATTCTATGAAAAAGTTATGAATTGGATTGTACAATTATATAATAAATTATATCCTTGGTGTATTAAACCACCAAATGCTTCTCATTTTGGTCATATTGGAGGAATATATGAAAGGATTATGGCGTATGCAGTAGGAGAGGAAAATTTACATTCCATTCAACTAGATATAAAACACGATAATGTATATAAAAGTTTATCCTATTAAATTTTTCTTAGAATATAATCGAATGGATATTCTACTTAATTATTATTAACTTCTCCTTTGAATATAGCAACCATAGAAAATATGTTTGGAATGGTTCGTGGACAATACTTTGGAGAGCCACCATTCTATGTAGATAAAGGAAGGCCAGCAGGTATGACCGATTTACCCAAGCCTACTATTACTTCCTGGATAAGAAATACACCATTTGTTCTTATTACAACACCAAATTTTATCTGGGCACTGATCGATATGGCTAATACTGATCATTGTGGAACATGTAGGTATCAGCCAGAGAAACCAATGCCTCTGCTCAAGGATAATGAGACACCCACTAGAATAACTAAAGTAGAATAACAATCCTCTTACACCTTCCTCAAGATATACTGATATCCTGGAAGAACATGCTCGATATAGTAGCCAAGTGATACAATACAATCCAAGAGAGACTCAAGCTGATTATCTACAAGTGATCTGTTAAATGGCAGACGAATAAAAACATACTGCTTTCCTTTTACAAGACTACTCACAACATCATGACGGGCTTTATAGAGTGAATTTGTAGCAGGATTGCGATGATCAATATCCCATATACGCTGATGTGTTACATCAAATGCGCATATGGAATTACCAGAATATGGGAGCGACATACTTCATGTATGATCTCATTTTTTAGACCGATTCTTGTGTAGCAGAGCTACGGAAGAAGCTTAGGCGACCTTCACGACGTGTAGCACGAGCTGCCTCTGCCTTATCGAGCTGTTTCTTTACTCTCTCGGCCCAAACAGCAGCTGGTGTCTCTTTTACATCATCGATTGTCCCTCTAAGAAGTAGTGAAGGAAATTCCTGTGGTGGGATCACTGGAACAGGAATATCTTCCTCAGAGGATACTGACTTCTTTTCAGAGGTAGCATCATCGACGAATTGAGGCTGTGTCCAACTAATACTAGTCCATCCTTCACTATCTTCTTTGAAACGTGGATTATTCCAACGCTTTTGGATTGTGCGATTAAAAGGGGCATTAAACACATTACTACTTCCTGGGACTGGCTCATCTGCCCATACACGGAATTGAGCAGATGAAGAAGTTGTAGCAGTGGGTGCACTCACAGGAGTGTTACGACTGGTGTGAGGTGTAGTTGTCGTGGATTTTGCAGGGACAGCAGCAAGCACAGCAGGTAGATCATTCTCTGAGTCAGAGTCAGACGCTAGGCATGCGAATGGGTTCTTGTCTGCTACATAGACCTCCTCCCTTTGCTTAGGCATATACTATATAGTTCATCGACACCTTAAATCATTTTTTATGTACAATGAAAATTGATGCCACACATTGGTAAAGTTAAAAGGTCAAAGCAGAATGCCAAAGAACCTTGTCATTGTGGAATCACCGGCAAAATGTAAGAAGATTGCCGGTTTCCTAGGTCCAGATTTCCAAGTTCTGGCAACAATGGGTCACATTCGTGCGTTAGAGGAAGATCTTGACGCTGTTGGCATTGATCGAGATTTTGAACCCCGTTTCCGTTTCTTGCAAGAGAAAGCAAAAGCAATGAAACCGATACTGGCAGCGGCATCTGGTGCTGATATTATTTATCTAGCAGCCGACGATGACCGTGAAGGAGAAGCAATTGCCTATAGTGTAGCATGTTTACTGAAAAAGGACCCAACTAGCATGCCTCGTGCGATATTTCATGAAATCACGGAAAAAGCTGTAAAGAATGCCATTGCAGCTGCTCAAGAAAAACGCATTGATATGAATCGTGTATATGCTCAGCAAGCACGTTCAGTCCTCGATATGCTTGTAGGCTTCACTATTTCACCTTTACTATGGAAACATGTTGCACGTGGCCTATCAGCAGGAAGATGTCAGACACCCGCCCTTCGCTTGGTCTATGATAGGGAAAAACAAGTAAAGAGTCATAGTACACAGACTACGTGGACTATCCAAGGAGCCTTTAGCACGAATACAACTGAGTTTACAGCAAAAATGGTAGATGAGTTGGAAGATCAAGAATCTGCATTAAATTACCTCGAGAATATCTACGAGGATACGACTGCATATGTAAAAGATGTGAGTGAAAAGCCATGGACTCTATCAGCCCCTCCTCCTCTAATCACTAGCACACTCCAACAAGAAGCATCAGCACTACATCATTTCAACCCGAAAGCGACCATGAAGTCGGCACAAGAATTGTATGAGGCAGGTCATATTACATACATGAGAACAGATTGTGCCGTCCTTTGTGAAGAAGCTATTGCCCATGCTAAAGAGTGGGTAACTGCAAAGTATGGGGCTGAGTTCATTGGAACACAGATCGTTAAAGCAAAGGTGAAGCCAAAGGCTCAACCAAAGGCTCAACAGCCACAAGTGCAAGCCAAAGGCCAGCCACAAGTGCAAGCTCAAGAAGCACACGAAGCAATTCGCCCTACACATATGGAACTCGAACAGTTGCCAGCTGGTGAGTGGAAAGACATCGATCGTAAGATCTATGCATTAATTCGTCGTCGTGCTATCCAATCCATTATGGCACCAGCAACAGGAAGACTACGCACAGTAACAATCGTTTTACATCCAGATCCAGAGCCATTTCTATGGACATCATCTCTTCGTAAAACAGATTTCCTCGGCTGGCAAATTCTAGGAAAGCCAGCAAGTCTCGATGATACAGAGGATGAGGGTACACCAGAGGATACAGCATGGGATGAGTTCCAGAAAATCCTCGCAGGCACACCTCTAACATGGACATCTCTTCAATCATCTCCTAAACGATCCAAGGCTCAGCCCCGTTTCACAGAAGCTACTCTGATTCGTGAATTAGAACATAAAGGTATTGGCCGCCCATCCACATTTGCATCACTCATTGAAGTACTCTTTGATAAACTCTATGTTGAAAAGAAGGATATCCCTGGGTCAAAAGCATCCACAACAACATACACTCTTACACCATCCCAGTGGCCACCTGATACAACTATATCACAAGTAATCTTGGGTGCTGAGAAAAGTAAATTAATGCCAACGGAACTTGGCGAATCAGTCCTTGGCTTCTGTATTCGTGAATTTCCTCAACTCTTTGGCTATGAATTTACGGCACAGATGGAGCAACGCCTAGATAAGATCTCACGGGGTGAGGAGCAGTGGAAACAGCTATGTCGTGATACATGGAACTCCTATAAGGATTCTCATGTACGCTTGAAGGACACATCCTCTATTCCACAAACATCTGAGAAACTGAAAGATTTTGGAGATGGGTTCAAGGCAGTCATGACAAAGAAAGGACCACTGCTTGTACAAGAGAATGGGACAGATAAGCCAACCTTTTACTCCTTTCCACCAAATACATCGGTCCTTTCAATTACAGTTGAAGAGGCGAAAGAATGGATAGCAAAACTGGCAACAGATTCTACGGTTGGAAGCATTGATGGTAAACCGGTCTTTAAAAAGAAAGGGCCCTATGGATTTTATCTGGAGTTCAATTCTCTTAAGATTCCATATGTAGAAGGTGATACAATTGAGCAGATTACTGAGAAATTTAAGTCTAGGAAAGTATCTGCCCCTGCGTATAAACTTGGGCCATACCAATTTGCAGTAGGGCAATATGGACCGTATATGTTTAAGGAGGGCCTGAAGACACGAAAATTCGTATCTCTTCCAAAGGATATCGATGTAAGAAAGCTGACTGGTGCTGAAGCAGATGCCTTGTATTCAGCTGGGATTAAGAAGGGAAGCGGCGGTTGGAAAGGTGGAAGAAACAAATAACCCTCTAACAGATGGCTGTAACACCACCAGGAACACCACAACCACCAAAAGATGTCTCTGGTTCAACTGCACCGCGTTTTAATAATGGATGGACAAAAGAACAAGAAGAATTGATGGCAGGATGGTCTGATATAGGAGCATGTTATCGTTGGATGCATGATCGTTATGAGAAAGTCATGTCAAGGAGTAATATGTGGATTACAGTTCCAGTGATTGTCTTATCTACTTTAACAGGGTCTGCCAGTTTTTTAATGAATAGCCTTGCTGGAAATAATCAAGATGCTCAGAAATATGCTCAAATAGGAATTGGAGGCGTATCTATTTTTACAGGGATTCTTACAACGTTAGGCAATTTCTTCCGATTTGCTCAGAATTCTGAATCGAATCGTGTCGCAAGTATCTCATGGGGAAAGTTTCAGAGGCAGATTGCAGTAGAACTTGCCCTCCATCCTAAAGAACGCATTGACTGTATGGATTTTTTGAAGATTACACGCTCTGAGTTAGATCGGCTAATTGAGCAATCTCCGCCAATTCCTGATGCTATTATTGAGGAATTTGAGAAAGAGTTTGCATCGACACCAGCACTCAAGAGGCCAGATATAGCACATGGAATTGATCATACACACATTTTTAGAGATAATGATAGTCGTATGAAACAGCTAGTCGTTGATGCGACTATTATGATGAAACAGAAGAAGAAGGTATGGCATGAATCACTCTTGCCAGAAGTGAATAAACATGTGAATTCAGCTCTTGATAAACATCTGAAAGATTTATCAGGAAGTGTTATAGAATTTGAGAAAAGGATTAAGGCGATTGAGTTACAGGCTTCGAAGGTGCGAAATGATTCTATAGCCCGCAATCCATATGTCCCTCTTCCAGGAAGTTCTTGGTATGCTAAAACAGGTGGGTCTGCAACACCAAAACCATCGTCCCCAGTAGTTAAGCCTGAAACTCCAAGAGTTACTACTGAAACTCCAGCATCTCAACTTATAAGTGCGTTAGTAAGTGATCTATCAGGAGGAAGTATTCATGCAACTGACGATGAAATTGGTAAGACATTTAACACGTGACCAAAAAATTGATTGCAGCCCCTGCCCTACCAGTAAGTCCAGTCAGTATGTGGAGTCTATATAATCTACCTACTCGTGTATTTGGATGGACTGAGCTTCTCCGTGAGTGGTCTATGAGTGCTGTTCAGCCAGTACAGGTATATAGAGTTCTCGAGAATCTAAAGACACATCAGTATCCTATTACACATTTCCTACAGTATCTAAACAACGAGCAGGATGGTATCCTGTGGCTCCTATTTGAGATTGTATCTTGGAGGACCTCTACTTCCAATGGCAATTGGTTTTGGGAAGGTACTCCTCGTCTTGAGTATGTAAAGGAGCTTCTTGATCATGTTGAGAATCTTGATGCTGGATTTCCTGATTTCCCTGGATCTCCTCGTGGCCATTCTACTGTAAGGCAGTTCATTGTAGCAAATCTGAATGGTTCTCAGCTAGCTGAAGTAAATATGATGCCTCCTCTCCTACGCACTCCTCCTCCTGTTCAGAGGACTCTCTGGCCTCAGGGAAACACTAGTAACTATTATCCTGCACAGGGAAACACTAGTAACTATTATTCTACACAGGGAAACGCTCAATGCGGTAGCTGCTCAATGGATGACGATGAGGATACATATGCCAAGTTTGTTATCCGTGTAGTTCGTAAGGATACACCAAAGTCTGGATCTCAGGATGATATCCTAACTATTCAGAAGGTTGACCATGATACATATGACCTATTCTACACCGATAAGTATTCCAATGTAAGGACTGTTACAAGGAGTATGGATAGAGCAGCTATTCTCAACAATATTAGTATTGTCCTACGCAGCCTACAGACAGATGATGACCCATTCGCATTTGTACAGGTCCTGCCACCAAATATGCCTACTATTATGGTGAATATTGAGAATCTCTATTCTCAAAATAGAGATCTAATCTATGACTCCATCGAGTCTACTATGAATAACTGGCCTCTCGTAAGGGATTAGAGAAAGAGTCAGCCTAAGAAGATTTAACAAGTATAGTATACCATAATGTACAAGAATATTGATGACACCATTGAGAAAAAATCGCATGCATGCCTTCTGGCTGTATGTATTTTTTCTGTGCTAGGAGTCCTAGGAATTATTCTTGGTGTATATGTATATTCTTTGAGATAATATTCTATTCATTAAGTTCTTTATGAAGTGCCAATGCTTTTCTATGTGCTGAATCTTCCTTAGAAAGTTTAAGTGGTGGAGGAGGAATATGAGCAGTAAGTTCTGATATACCAGTATCCTCTTTCATAATAAGAACATGTGATCTACTACGCCCTTCTAGAATATCTTCCCAAGCGATACGAATCGTTTCGCCTGCGAGGATACCAGTTACTTTCACTAGTGCTTCTTCACGTCTAAGAATATGCCAGCGATTCTCACCGTAAATCGTTGGAACAGCTATACTATAGGCTGTTGAGAATGAGACATTCTCAACTATTGATTTTAGCGTGTTATCTATATAAAACTTTACAGAGAACATGGTAACTATCTATTACACCTGTATATATAATCACTTTTATGTCTATACACGACTGCTGTAGGCCTGTAGACTAGCTGTTGGATTCTGTACAACAACAGAAGCTGTCTTACTGGGAGGTTTGAAGAGCTGAAGTGTTTCACGAACCTTCCTGCTTTTTGCGAGTTGTCCTATGACTGCTAGTAGAGAAATGACTCCTACTGCTACCATCCCTCCAATAATACCTTGTGTCCCTGGCTGTAACTCAGACGATTGAGGTACTGGCATTGATAGGCGAGGTGTTATAGTTGGTGTAGAACTATAGGGAGCAGTTGGTGGAATAAACATGTTTGTTGTAGATGGTGTCGTAGATACTGATACAGATGATGTACTTGATGCTGACGAGGATGCTGAAGTCGAGGCTGATGAGGATGCTGAAGTCGAGGCTGACGAGGATGCTGAAGTCGAGGCAGAAGGAGTTGAAGAAGAAGCGAGTGTATAATTTCTGTTCTGCACAATAGGCGGTAGTGTTATATTAGCGAATCCTCCTGTCCATTGTGTGCCCTGTACACCTCGTGTAGTTTGTGCAAGACAATATGAAATCCAGGCTATTAACGAGAGGACTCTCATTTGCTAGTAGTACTTATACAAAAAATAGCCCTATGCTTCAATTTTTAGATTCGCTAACTTCCTTGAAATGGATTAGACCATGGCCAGCTACAGTTCCCCACATCTGATTTGATACAGTAATTATCTTACCATCTTTCGTAAACTCCCAGAATAATTCTGACCCATCACCTGATCCCATCGTATAGTATCTCACAAATCTGCCCACTTCTTCTTGTACAAGTTCTCCTTCTAGTATCTGTATCTTCATATAGTATTTTGTCGTATCAAGATTTGTTCTTGATGACCTTGTATTAAATAACTCTTTTAATTCTTGGATAGACTCTTTTGCTAGCTCATCCATACTCTGTAATAAATGACGCCTGTCTTTAATAAGACCATGCAACATAGAATCCAGGACGACTGGCAAACCACGACATAGCCTCAACAAACTCTGTGTGTTGTTCTAGAGTCCATTCATGGGAAGCAGCAGTTTGTTCGATAGTACTCCATGGAGGCATCTCAAGATAGAAAGTACTTGCATCACAGTTATCCTCCTCTGGCATAAATGTTGAGATATACATGTGGAGATGTCTGCCACGGAGCTTGGCCCACTTACGATACTTCTCAGGGACGACATACTCTTCAGCGACATACGGAATACGATAGGCTACGCCTGAGGCATCAAGATGCCATCCAAGATCTGGTAGACCTGAGAGTTCATTAATCTGTAGCCTGAGTTCGAGGAAGAGATCAAAGCCCATTTGTGAGTGTCATAGGAGCCATATGGATACTCAATTTTAACGGACGACTGACATGAAAAAGAGCTTGTCCTCTTCTTTGTCTTCTAGTTGTCTTTTCTTGTTAGTTTGTTCTTTCATGCTGGGATACTGATGTTCTTGTACTTGATAGTAGCCATCCTGCTGCCAAAGCTCATGTCTGTCTCATCGCCGATAAGGTTGCGCACAATCTCAAAGCGGAAGCGGTTCTGGAAGAGGCGGCGGCCTGGTGTCTTTGGGTCTACCCAGTAGTGGCCACTTGTCTTCTTGGCTAGCCAGAGGCCAGTGAGGCCCTTCTTTATCACAAAGTAGAGCTGCTTGTCTTGCTCAGCAAACTCATAGAAGTTCACATTCACCTTCGCTGTCATGCGAGTGAAGCCGCCAGCCTCTGTTGTCTTTGCCAGCATGGCATTGATCTTGTCCTCATGAGAAGGAGAGTCCTTGAAGGTCTTGGAGAGACTCTCATCCATGGCGTAGTCAATGCCGATGCTGCCAGTAGATCCTGGCTTGACATCTGCCTGAGTCTTCATGGGAGAGTCAAAGTTGCTCCTCCAGTCGAGGAACTCCTTATTGCCATTCCAGATCTCTGAGTTCTGGAGAGACATGCATGGGATCTCTTGACTGACTGTCAGTGTAGCTGCTGCCGCAGGGACTACTGCCTGAGCTGCTGCCTCAGGGACTGCTGCAGGAAGAGGCAGGACAGTAGGGCCGCTGAAGCTGAGGCCAGCGCTGACAAAGGCGGATGGCTCAGAGTATCTGCGGAGGTACTCCTTACAGAACTCTGCCACTGTAGGACAGTTTGCTGGGACCTCTGCGAGAAGGATGAGTGCCATGGCTGATTGCTTGGAGGTTGGTGGGTGACCTGTCTATGGGCGGATTCGCCCAGTTCAATTTTTTCGACAGATGTCTTGCCGCCCCTCGCCTCTTCACCTCGTACACCTTGCCCATGAGACCAATAAAAAGACCACGGCTCTTAGGCTCGCAGTCTTTTTATTTGTTGTCTTTGTTGTCTTATGCGCTGTAGTCAATCTCCTCCATGTCAGCGTCCCACTCTCCCACATGCTCGCCCAGCTCACAGTCCTCAGGCTGCCCCACAATGCTGATCACCTCATAGGTACTCTTGTTCATGAAGTATGAGACGCCACTGCTCTTGATCACCTCAAACTCTGCCATGAACCCTGCCTTCACCTCATCCAGACTCTTTGCCGCAGGCACAGCTGCAGGGGCTGCTGCCACAGAGGCTGCAGGAGCCTTGGGCTTGGCTGCTGCAGGCTTGGCCTCCAGCTCCTCCACAGGCTCCCCAGCACCCAGGGGTGCCTCGCCTCTCTCAGCCCTCTGCCTGTTGCCAGCCTCCTTCATGGCAGTGATGCGGGTCACGCCAATGCTCTTGCAGGCCTTCCTCCAGGCAGCCTCTGCCTTGTACAGGGCATCCTTGTCCTCTGGATCCACGCCCTCCAGGGTCACATGCTCCTCATAGGCCACGCCGCCAGCAGCCGCCAGCTCAATCCAGGTCTCCTTCACCCTCTCATTCCAGGAGGCAAAGGCCACAGAGCCTGTGTTGGTAGGGGCCTTCTTCACTCGCTTCTCACCAGGCAGCTTCTTAGCCCTGGGCTTCTTGCTAGCCACAGGCTCTGGTGCTGCCAGCTCAGCCTTGAGGGCTGCGATCCTCTCACGCATGCGCTTCTCCTGCACCTGCTTCTCCAGGGCAGCGATCTCATCATTCAGGCTCATGGCACTCATCTTGTGATTTGATTGCTTGAAGACCAGTAGGGTGACTTACTATAGCAGTGGCTGGCCGGATTCAATTTTTATTTAAGGTTGAAGAGGTAAAGGGTGGTATAGACTTGTACCGCACAAGACCTCTTCAATTTTTATCTTGGGTTGAATATAAGAGGGCTTGAAGACAGGGCAAAGCCCTTGAAGACCCCTTGAAGGCCCTTTGAAGACCCCTACCTCTTCAACCTAATATAAAAATTGAATCTGGGAAGCCACTGCTATAGTAAGTCACCCTGGTGTCTCCCTGAGCCATCTACAGCAATGTCCTGCACTGATGACCTGTTTGGCGCAGCCTCCCAGCAGCGTGGCAACACCCTGCTCACAGAGAGCCCCTACCCCCTGCTCTTCCCCACCTTCTCTTGTATGCCAGAGGCTGCAGAGGACAAGGTCATCCTCTTCGCCCATGACTGGCAGGAGGTGAATGAGCTGCGTATGAGCTCTGATGAGCTGAAGGCCTGCCTAGAGCTCATAGATGAGGAGAGGCTAACCGCAGAGGATGATGTGAAGCAGAAGATTGACTGGTGGCGCCCCATTTATGAGAGCAACCTCAGTGATGCCCTGGCTAAGGAGGAGAATGCGGCAAAGATGGCCGTCTACAACTCACCAGAGGCTGTAGCAGAGCGTGCGGCAGCCACTAAGCTCTGGTTTGAGAGGCACCAGAAGACCCCTTCTGAGATTGAGTACAAGAAGCGTAATGACCTGCTGCGTGACATGTGGAGCCGCGGGTTCACAGGAACCCATGAGGACCTGTTTGGCCCCTGGAAGGATGAGTAAAGACAAAGACAAAGACAACAGACAAAGAGAGGCAGGCGGTGCCTCTTTTTTGTGTGGTCCCTAAAATTGAAGTAGCTAGCCTAGCTATCAACCACTTAACCAGATGACCATCACCATCCCTCTTACACCTTCTCTTAACCTGAACAGCCTTGAGAAGCGTTATCTCATGCTACTTGTCCTGAAGCCCAGGGCCCAGATTATGAAGATTGCCGATCAACATATTGAAGAAGAGACTCTGAGTGCCGCTTTGCCCCTCGTGAGATTCTACAACGAGGCTCTCAGGATACGACAGATAGTCGCTGGTAACGAGAGAATCGTGAGAAGATCTGCTCGACTGCGGAAGTCTTCAGAGCATCTCGGCAGCGTGTATGGCAACCTATAAGACAACAAAGAGACAGGCAGCAGGCAGCAGGAGACAGACGCCTCTTTTTGTCAACAGACAACCTTCTTACACAAGACTCTGATAAAATTGAATCCGTCGGCAGGCCCGTTTGAAGTCACCCCCTTGCTTAGACAAGATGTCTTCCACCCTTCAGAACCCATCGTCTGTCCTTATCTTCAATCATGAGATTGAGCAGGCTATTGCCAAGCAGTGGATGAAGAATCATGGACAACTCTGTGAGATTCTTCGTACTGGCGCCTATGCCCCTCCAATGCAGAAGACATATGATTCCAAGGGAGCTGCGATGGTTGAGCTCTGGAATCTGAACCTCAGCTCTGAGAAGCTGAAGGCTGATATTAGGGCTCTGGAACAGGCTCTTGAGGCAGCACATGATGAGATTCATGTAGAGAAGGCCCATGATGCTCTGAAAGATGCTGATAGACTGCTAGAGTTCTTGCAGGCTCGCATGAAGGCCCTTGGCAGCTCGTCTGTCGAAGCAGGCGATGGATGGCTTGAGACAGTTCAGTGGTGGAAGCCTGCCTATGAGAATGCCCTGCGTAAGGCTATGGCCGATAATATCTATAGCCGCATCTAAGACAACAAAGACAACAAAGACAACAAAGACAAGAAGAGGACACCCTCTTTTTGCTGACTACCTCTTCATAAAAATTGAATCCGCTAGGCCGCCCTG